ACGCAGCTACGTCAAGAACGGCGGCAGTCGCGGCGGCTCGGTCAGCCTTCACCGTTTCATTTGCGGGGCCCGCCGAGACGTTGAGGTCGACCATATCGACGGAAACCCGCTGAACAACCAACGGGCGAACCTGCGCTTGGTCTCGCACCGAGAGCAGATGCAGAACCGACGGAAGCGAGTTGACGCGCGCTCGAGCCTCTACCGCGGCGTGAGCTTTCACAAGAGGGCTCAGAAATGGGTCGCTGAGATCAACGTCGAGGGGCGAAAGCTCCACCTGGGACTGTTCGTCGACGAGGAGGCCGCAGCGCGTTGCGCGCAGGCGGCGCGCGCTCGGTTCTACACCCACGCCAATGAGACCCGACATCCGGTTCCGGTTTCGGATGGTCCGCTGCTGAGTCAGAAGCAGACGAAGCGAGGCCGACCGCGCGAGGCGCGTGCGATGCGGCTGATGGGGGGGGCCTGAAGGGTGGCCAGAGGAAGACCTCGCAAACCGCACGCGCTGCGCGTGCTCGAGGGAGGGCGCGGGAAGTCGCGGCCGCTGACGCCGGACCTGCCGGCGCCGACGTCGCGCCTCGTGCCGCCGGCGACCCTGTCTCAGGCGGAGCGCGCCGAGTGGAAGAAGCACGTAGCGCACTTCCACGCGATGGGCGTCGAATCCTCCGTGGACGCGGGCCTCGTCGAGGGGCTGGTCCGGATGCTCTGCCGCGCCCGCGCTGCAGACAAGGTCATCGCCAGCTCAGGAATGACGACGATCTCGGCAAAGGGCAACGAGGTGAAGCGCCCCGAGGTCTCGGTCTCGCGCGACTCCTGGCAGGCATACGAGCGGATTGCGGCCTCCTTCGGTCTGTCGCCGGCGGCGCGGGCGAAGCTCGGCGGCAGCGGCAGCCCACGGGAGCGCGCCGGGGACGTACCCGCGGCGCTGAGAGATGCGAAGCGTCGATGAGACTGAGGCGGCGGTACACGCTTACATCGACCAGGTGCGCGATGGCTCGGTGCTCACCGGCCGACTCGTGCGCCTCGCCGTCGAGCGCCACACGCGCGACCTCTGCCGCGGCAAGGCCCGATGTCTGCGCTTCAACAAGCGGCGCGCCCTGCGCGCCCTCTGGTGGATCGAGTCTCGCGGCCGCTTCACGAAGGGCGAATGGGCGGGGCAGCACTTCACGCTTGCGTCCTGGCAGGCCTTCGTCATCTGGTGCCTGTTCGGGTGGGAGCGAAAGGTCGAGGGCCGCTGGCAGCGGCGCTTCCGGGTCGCGTATCTCAGTGTCGCGCGCAAGAACGGCAAGACGGAGCTCGCGGCCGTGATCGGGCTGCTGTTCATGATGCTCGACGGCGAGGCCGAAGCAGGCGGCGAGATCTACTCCGCGGCCACCAAGCGCGACCAGGCGGCGTACTGCTGGCGCGCGGCCGCGGGAATGGTGAAGCGCAACCCGGTCCTCAAGGGCGAAGTCGGCATCCACGAGAGCCGCCAGAACCTGGCCCACTACGAATCGGAGTCGCGCTTCGAGACCGTCGCCTCCGACGCGGACACGCTCGACGGCCTGGGCCCGCTGCTCGCGATCATCGACGAGTACCACGCGCACCAGGACTCCGCGGTGTTCGACGTGCTCGAGACGGGCATGGGCGCGCGACGCGAGCCGCTGATGCTCGTCACCACGACCGCCGGCGCGAAGCGGCAGGGCGCGTGCTGGGATCTCGAGACGGACGCGGTCAAGGTGGTCGAGGGTCTCGGCGAAGCGGAGGGCATGGGCGACGACCTGTTCTGTTTCATTGCCCGCCTAGACGACGAGGACAACTGGGAGGACGAGCGGCTGTGGGTGAAGGCAAACCCCAACCTCGGGGTGAGCTGTCACGCCGAGAAGCTGCGCGTGGGCTACCGGGCGGCGAAGCGCCGCGAAGGCGCCCTCGGCGAGTTCCTGCGCAAGCACATGAACCTCTGGAAGGAGGGCTCGTCGGCGTGGATGGGCATGCCCGAGTGGGACGCCTGCGCCGGCGCCGTCGACCTCGAGCGGCTCAAGGGCAGGCGCTGCTTCGTCGGCCTGGACATCAGTGCCGTGGCCGACTACACGGCCGCGGCCGCGGTCTTCCCCTGGGAGGACGGCACCTTCGACGTCGTGCCAGCCTTCTGGATCCCGGCGGATACCCTCATCGAGCGCAGCCGCACCGACCGCGTGCCCGTGCTGCAGTGGGTCGAGCGGGGCCTGGTGACCGCCACGGACGGGCCCGTCGTCGACCAGGATGCCGTCAAGAAGTGGCTGCTCGAGCTGCGGGAGTGGGCCGACATCGCGGAGGTTCCGACCGACCCGCACAACGCCTCGAAGCTCCAGAGCGAGCTGCTGGTGCTGGGCTTCCAGGTCGTCTCCATGCGGCAGGGCTGGGTGACGATGAGCCCAGCGATCAAGGAGACCGAGATCCTGGTCCGCAAGCGCAGGCTGCGACACGGCGGCCACCCGGTGCTGCGCTGGATGCTCTCGAACGTGGCGCTCAAGCGCGACGCCAACGACAACATGTCCCTCCACAAGGGACGCAGCGCCGACCGGATCGACGGGATCGTGTCGCTGGTGATGGCGATCGGCCGTGCTTCAGCCTTCATCGAGAGCGGCGGCCAGAGCGTCTATGACGACCGAGCAGCTGCACGAGAGCAGAAGGTGATCCGATGGCTGTGAAGTCGGCGCTCGGGCGCCTGGCCTCGAGCGCGGCCTCGCGCGTGAAGTCCTGGGTCAGGCGGGGATTGGACATCGCCTCCGACGAGGTCGCCAGGTTCTTCGGCGTGAGGGCGACGCTGTCGGGCGTCGCGGTGACCGACCGCACGGCGCTCGAGGCCACGTCCTACTTCGCCGGCGTCCGCAACCTCGCCGAGGACCTGGCGACACTCCCGCTCCTGCTCTACCGCCGGCTCGACGCACGCCGAAAGGAGCGTGATCCGGACCATCCGCTCTACACGCTGCTGCACGAGAAGCCGAACGAGGAAGCCGACATCGTGCAGTTCCTGGAGATGACGCAGGCCTGGCTGGTGATGCGCCGCAACGGGTATGCCGAGGTCGTGCGCGACGGCGCCGGGCGCGTGGTCGCGCTGTGGCCGATCTCGCCGAAGCGGGTGAGCGTGAGGCGCTTCGAGGGTGAGCTGCTCTACACGGTGACCCTGCCGGAAGGCGAGCGGGACGCGCGCACCGGACTCCCCGTCACGCTCCTGGACCGCTCGCGGATCCTCCACCTGAAGGCCTTCGCGCTCGACGGCGTCCTGGGGGAGTCGACGATCACGCTGCACCAGGAGGCGATCGGCCTCGCGCTCGCGCTCGACCGCTACGGCGCGGCCTTCTTCGGCAACGACGCGACGCCGGGCGGGGTCTACGAGTACCCGGGGAAGCTGAAGGACGACACCTACCAGCGGATGATCCGCGAGCTCGAGGAGCCGCACAGGGGCCTCGCCAACAAGCACCGCCTCGTGCTCCTCGAGGAGGGCATGAAGTTCAACGCGACCGGGGTGGAGAACGATCACGCCCAGTTCGTGGACTCGAAGCGCCACTCGGTCGAGGAGATGGCCCGCCTCAACCGGGTGCCGCCGCACCTGATCGGAGACCTCTCCCGCTCGACGTTCAGCAACATCGAGCACCAGTCGATCGACTACGTCATGTACTCGATCCGCCCCTGGGCCGTGCGCTGGGAGAAGGCCATCCTGACTCAGCTGCTGCTGCCGGCCGAGCGGCGCACCCACTTCGCCGAGTTCCTGCTCGATGCCCTGCTGCGCGGGGACTCGTCCACGCGCGCGAATGTGCTCAACGTGATGCGGCAGAGCGGCGTGATCAATGCGGACGAGTGGCGCGCGCTCGACAACATGAACCCGATCGAGGACGGCTCCGGCGAGGTCTACCTGGTGAATGGCGGCATGGTCCCCGCCGCCATGGCCGGGGCGCAGCGGAAGCCTGCGCCGACCGTCGATCCGGACCGCATGTTCCGGCCGCTCTTCCAAGCTGCGGCCGAGCGCTGCATCCGCAGGGAAGCGGCCGAGGTGACGCGGGCCGCCGAGAAGCTCGGCGCCGAGGGCGTGCTCAAGTTCGAGGCGCGGATCGTCGAGGCCTACCGGAGCCAGGAAGACCACGTGCGGCAGGCGTGGATGCCGCTCGCGGTCGCGGTCGGGGAAGCCGTGCGCGGCGAGAACGGACCGGACCTGAGCGAGTGGGCGCTGCAGTACGTGCGCAACGTGGCGGCCGCCCGCGCGCGCGCTGCCGAAGAGCAGATCCGGGCGATCCTGGCGGGGTCTCCGTCTGACCCGCGAGGGCAGCTGCAGGCGATGGTCGACGGCTGGACGCGCGAGGAGCCGCGGGCGATGGCTGCGCGCGAGGCCCGCGCGATGGTCGAGAGCGTGAGGCGCTGGCTGGGCGAGGCCTTCGCGGCCTGAAAGGGAGACGTCATGAAGCGAGGGATGGAGTTCGAAACCAGGATCTACATGGAGCAGCAGCCCGAGCTGCGCGAGGAAGGCGAGGGGAAGGTCCCTCACCTCGTGGGCTACGCCGCGCGCTTCAACTCCAAGAGCGTCGACCTGGGCGGCTTCGTCGAGGTGATCAAGCCGGGCGCCTTCAAGCGCGCGCTCGCCGGCGAGCCGGACGTCTGTGCGTTCGTCAACCACAACGAGGACCTCATGCTGGGGCGCACGCGCGCGGGCACGGTCCAGCTGCTCGAAGACGAACGCGGGCTGAAGGTCGACATCACGCCGCCCCCGACCCAGGCCGGCAAGGACGCGATCGAGAACGTGCGGCTCGGCAACTACGTGGGAATGTCATTCGCTTTCCGCGCGGTCGAGGAGACGTGGCACAGCAAGGTCAAGCCCCCGCTGCGGGAGCTGCTCGACGTCGACCTCTTCGACGTGTCCGTCGTCACCTTCCCGGCGTACCCGAAGACCGAGGTGGGACTGCGCAGCCTGGAGCAGGCCCGCGTGGCGCAGGTGCTGGCGGATGGCAGTCTGCGGCGCCGGCGCCTCGAGCTGCTCGAGCGCGAGCTCGGCCTGCGCTGAACCTCGGGCTTGACAGAACCGCCAGGGTGGCCGTAGGGTGGGGGCGTAAAGACAGGCCGCGTCAGCGCGCTCCGCGGGAGCGTGGGCTCGGGTGAGCATCCGGCGCTGACGTCGACGGGCTGCCCGCCTTCAGGTGAGGGCGCGAGGCTCCGAGGCACCAGATCCGATCCTGGTGCCGGGAGACTCGCGCCCTTTCGCTTTCTCCCGGCTCCATGGATCTCATGGCCGGGAGGAAGTCACATGAAGACCCTCGCAGAGCTGAGAGCCGAGCGCGCCAAGCTCGTCGCCGACATGCGCGCCATTCTCGACACCGCCGAGAAGGAAAAGCGCGCCGTTAAGGCGGAGGAAGACGAGACCTACCGCAAGTTCGAGGCCGACGTCGATCGGCTGGGCGGCGAGATCAAGGCCGAAGAGGACCGCACCGCGCGCGCCGAGAAGCTCGCGCAGCTCGAGGCCGAGCTGAAGAAGGTCCCCCCGCCGTCGACCAAGCCGACGCCGTCTCCGGGCCCGGGCCCGGAGAACCG